GTTCGGGCAATAGGTAAGAAATACTTGCGCACCAACAATTGTAGTGCAATAGGAGCTCCCTGGAATACCCTGACCTTGTCTTTGGTCAATTTTGTTGGCTCGTCTTTCAAACAAGCCTTGAAGATAGGATAAGCTCTCTCTCCCTTCAGATAAAGCTTTTCCATTTCTTCCGCGTGTGTCCAAAATCTTTCGTCTAATTTGGCTGGACATTGGTGAGATGGATGCTCATTAGGTTCCAAAAGTTCAATGAAATTTGATTTTGGACCCGATAGGGGATATCCAATTGAAGTGCTTGGAGGCATTTTGTCTATGAATCGAATTCCATCGATTCCACAGACTGTCTCCATGCGATTCAAGGGTCTGACTTGATTTTTAAGTACAGTCAGCTCACCGAGCGCCTCCAAAATTGGTTGAATGTAATCCTTACAAGCTCTTTCGAGCAAGGATCCTTCGATACCACAAGAAGGTTTAGTCGAGTACTGAAGAGATGCCTGCCAAGGCCATCCCTTACGAAATTTCGGACCACCCCACTTCTGGGGCACACCACACACGTCCTCCACGTGCGAAGAAATGACAGTTTCCTCCACGTCAGAGTAGTAAGACGCCCGTCCTTTAACTTGCCCATAGTACTTGCAATTAGTACCTTCGGGCAAATAATTGATAGGGCTTTTCGGATGAACGTCGGCATTCTCATAGAATTGCACATCATAGAGTTCTTTTGGAATTTCTCCTGAACTCTTAGAAAGTACAATCCCTGGAAGAGTGCGCAAACGTTCAAATGCCGCATCAAACTCACTCTTTAACAACAATCCACTACATCCACGGGTTTCACCATTCTTTCCACCTAAATGGAATCCTCCAATAAGAGGTCCTTTGGTTTCCGTGATCAAAGGTGCAATACACAAACCTTCAAATGTCTCAAATTTGAGGTTATATTTAGCACCAAAGAAATTTGCTGCGTGTGTCATTATATCATCAACTTCCATAAAAAGTTTTGAACCAACACAGGTTCCATCACTCTTCTTGTAAGTGAGACGTGCGGGCACATTAGCAAAACGTGCAAGTGGAAAATATGCTGTCAAATCTTTCCAATCTCCTCCATTAGGGACCCAGACCACGGACAAATCAGTATTGGGGATGTCGACACTGTTCTTACGATACAAGAAACATTCGAAATTGCCTCCAATTTTACTTGGATCATGGCGCACGAACGTTGCTTTAATATCGTCAGCTTTCCACATATGCTGAGGAACGATGGCGACATTAGACTTAGGAAAGAAGGCATCACACTCAAAGGTGCGAACCTTTTCCAATGTCTTTACCTGAATTGTCATATGACACAAATTAGCTTTAACTAACTTCTCCAATTGATCTGGAGTAGTGGTTTTTGCTTCAGTGCTACACGGCATTTCAGATACCACAACTCCTGCCCAAGGATTGACTTCTGAATCTCTTTCGACAATTTCTGTCGTAGACTTCGGAGCCAAATTTCCTTGTGGTGATGGAACAACCTTAAATGCTTTCCAAATTTGTGCAATCGCATAGCAACAAGCAATAACAGCACAGCACCCAGTGATCCACTTCACATGCCTATCGCGGTAAAGTTTGAACACTGCAGGCATTGCTGCATTGTCACTTGCCACCTCTTGATACAATAGCTCTTTCTCGAAATTCACAACACCGGAGATCCCAGATAATGGAATTGCGAGTAAAGGCGTCAACCAGAACGACACACGAAACATTAAAAATAAAAAGAAAAACATTATAATAGTATGATTTAAGTAAGCACGCCG